ACACGAATAGAAACATTAACCAATCGAGTTCGACACAAACTATTAATCAAAACGTAAAAAGCGAAGCTCCCCCTGCTTCAGCTATTGCCCCATCTATAATGTCTTATTCACAAGACTTATGTACCGTGGGCCGGTCGGGTGCATTTCAGGGACAAGTGTTCGGTTTTTCTTCAGGGCGTACAGTTACAGACACAAACTGTGAGAGATTAAAATTATCTAAATACCTCTACGATATGGGGATGAAAGTAGCATCTATTAGTTTGCTTTGTGCAGATGAACGTGTTTTTAACGCTATGGAAATGGCAGGTACACCTTGTCCTTACAAAGGTAAGATAGGGAAAGAAGCAACTGTAGCTTGGAAAGAAAACAAAACAGATAGACCAGACTATAAAATTTGGTACAAAGAAAAAGTTAAAGAATGCAAAAGAGTATGGCACTCAAACAGTCAACTTAAAAAAGAATGCATAGCTGGCTTAAAATAATATGTTGTTTATTACTAACAAGTAATCTATCAGCAACATACATCTATGAAGCCAATCAGTCTTTAATAGACCTCACAAACCAATCGGGAACAACCAATCTAAATGCAGGAGACGACCAAGTCTCGGCTGTTTTTAATTTAGGGTTTACGTTTGATTTCTATGGTCAAGCCTTTACCCAAGGGCGCATAGCCACAAATGGTTGCCTTCACTTTAAAACTTCTGGTGCTTACTGCAACGACTACACACCAGACCCATTAGCTTCTCAATATACTTATACAATGCTGCCTTTTTGGACTGATCTTATAAGAGACAACGACTCTAAAATGTTAGCAAAAGCCTTTAGTGATAAAACGGTATTCGGTTGGTATGACATGAGAGAGTACAACCGAGCATCTGATAACAGCTTTGAGGTAATACTTTGGACTAATGATAGCTTTGAATTTAGGTATGGTGCTTTAGATGTTATTAACCACGATGTTTTAATTGGTGAAGTAGGCAGTGGTAGCTCTGAAGTATATGAATACCTGTTTCATGATGAATGTAACACAGGCTCAACTAATTCCAACTCTTGTGTCAATACAGACTGGAACAACACAGACAAAAACCAAAACTTAGAAAATGGTGGCTCTTTGTTTGGTCCAGGGAATGGTGTGGATTGTGGCAACCCTCTTAATGATGTTAGTTGCACAGGCTACTGGGAAGCGTATGACGATCAACAATGTGACCAAGATCCGCAGTATGCACCTTTTTGTAGGGGTTATAACCAAGAGGACTCGGTTGCTTACTTCGAAGAAGAGACGGACTATGGTTATCAAGAAGAAGACATGTGGTATGACGAGGAATACGATGAATGGTTAGATAGCTCAGACCCGTGCTACGAGAATAGGTGTGAGGGATTTACTGATGCTGATTGGTATGAATTAGATGTAGAACAGTTTGGTCAAGAACAAGTAGATGAGTGGATGGGATCAGATATAAGTTTCAGTGATGATGGTATGGTAGATTTTGAGACTACATCTATAACATCATATGACGATATAGATGTAATGATGGACGTTTGGGACATAGAGCAAGAACAACACCGCCAAGAAGATCACATGCTAGAAGAGTTTCTATTCCAAGAAAGTTTTCTTGTAGAAGACTATAGAGAACCAACCACCTTTATAGAACTAGAAACCATTGAACAATTAGAAGAATGGTTTGAAGAAGAAACAGAACACGAAGAACGTATGGAAGAAGAGTTTGCTGAGTTAGATGAACCAGAAGAAGAGTTCATTGAAGAGATATACGAAGAAGAAGCTGTTGAAGAAATCTTTGAGGCCATAGAAGAACGCGTAGCTGAAGCTGAAGCAGAGGAACGAATCGAAAGAGAAGAGGCCCCGCAAGAGTTTGAAGAAGCTTTTGCAGAAGAATTCCAAGTAGTTGAGCGAGAAGAAGCCACAGGTAAAAGTTCTATTAGTAGAGATATAGCATTGCGTATTGTCTCCTCTACTATCACCACAGCACAAAAAAGCGTAAGCGGAACGACGGCCGGCACATCTGTCCACGCCAACGGTACAAGTTCAGCGTCCGGGAACAGTGCCAACGGTTCGTCGACCGGGGGCATTAGCACTAGCAGTTCTCCAAGTATGTCGGATCAGTTTGCGTCTTCCACGGCACAAACAAACGAGGTCCTTGATATGAGTAGCACTTCTATGTCTACAAGTTCTATTAGTTCTAGTGAAGTAGAAACAGAAACTACTACAACTTCAGTAGTAGTAGCAGACGCATCTACTACTTCTACACAAGATCAAATGGATGTTTCAATAAGTTCTGTTAGCAATGATGCTGAAAGTGACACCACAGTAGCAAACATAGTTGCACAGAACCTTCAAGACGCACAAGAAGATGTACAAGCACAACAACAAGAAACGGGTGAGTATGGATCTGAAAATTCTATTATTGCAGTAATGGGATTTGTTCCTGGGTTTAACAATTACCGTCTTGTTAGTATTCCAGAAAAAGAAGTTTGGTATGAACCTAAAAGCATTTATACTAGTAATAACATTGAAGACAACAGAGCAGCGTTTTACCAGTTAGCTGGTAGTAACATTAGAACGTTAACTGCTCTTAAAGAAATGCAACCAACTCTATAGGAGAATTTATGAACTGGTTTGAAAACAAAACAACACAAATAATAGCTCTTGTAGGTATTGTTACAACTTTAGCCGGCTTCGGCTACCAGGGCGCGCAATACGTTAATAGGTTAGATAACCTAGAAGCTCAAATAGGTGGCATAGGTGATACTGAAAATGCGCAAAAGATTATTGAAGAACGCTTTGCATCTATTGAAACCTCAGTTAAGTTTTTAGAAAAAGAAATAGATAGCGTAGAAGTACCAGATGTTACTGAAATAAAAACAGACATCGCTACTATTAAAGCTGAAATTTCTTCTTTACAACAAAAAATAGCAGAGAATAACAAGAACCCACTGTCTGGGTAATTTTTAAGGGTTTTACAAGAAATTGTGTCCACAGTAAGCCCGTGGTGAGCATATCTCCAAATGGTCTATGCAGTTGGTCTCGTCAGGCTAATAATTAACTAGCAACTCTCTTAGAAGCTTCAGCGGCCTTTCCTTGCATTAGCTGCCTAATAGGGTAGTTTTCTGCTGCATTTCGTAGATTTATGGTCTTTCTCTCCATTTTAGAGAAAGTATTCCAATCTCGAACTTCAGTTGCGGTACGTCCACAACCTCTGCATCTGTCATCTCCCCATTGGGTGCATGAACAAATACCAACACACGGACAATCGGCCACGCTTGTGCAACGTCCTAGTGTTTTCGAAAGATTGGTAAAGATTCCAACTTCTTTCATCTATTCCTCCTGTGACTTTACAAGTCTATCTAAGTACCACTGAGCTTTTTTTAAGTCCTCAAGTTTTCCTTTGTACTCGTATCTCCACAAATATTTCATAACATTGCCTTTACAGTAACCAGCAAAAGCTTCTTTGCTCATGCTTGCTTCTATTCCGTCAATGCACTCTATTCCGCCTTGATTGTAATGAGGCGGTTGATTTACCATATCCATATTTGAATTCCAATACATTTTATTAATTCTCCGTATTTAAACATATGTTGCTTATTTTATCGATATATGCTTCAAAAGTCACGGCACACCTCCAAAAGCAATCTAAATAAAAAAACTCCGTTTCCGGATTACTTGTTATACAAACACCGCCAGGGGATCCCAGGACTATGTACGCAGGAAGATTATCGTCATGCGCTCGTCGGATCCAGATTCGTTGTTGTTGTGAAAGGTTGACTGGTACTTTTGATGTACCGCGGTTAGGAAGCTCTTGTACGTATTTGTACTCTACAAAACAAAAGCCAGCTGGGCCAGAATAGAACGCATCAGGTACGCCCCCATGGTAGGGGTCATTGATTTTCCACTTATAAACTTCTTTTGGTAGTTTCTTGTGGACTTTGTTGATGAAATCCTTTTCCTTCATTAATTAATTAGTATACACGATGCGACAACTAGTGTCGCACCATGTACGCACGGCAATTACTTAATGCTTTCGAATACCTTCTTAGCATCGCTATAATCATCTTCAGTCGACCAACCTACATTTTCTACTTGTATATTGTAGAACTTTTGGCCAGCTCGATTCTGAGTTTGTAGAGAAGCCATTTTCCATAAAGATGAAAAACGATCTCCACTTAAACCCGCAATCTGACTGTTCCACTCTCTCGACACTCGTAGCTTAGAAGATGCACAGTCAAACAAGAATGGTATCTGTAACGATCCTGTTTCTGGGTTCTTTCTAATTAACAAATGTGAATGAGTTTCAGTGATGTCATAATCATCTGGGTTCATTCCTTGAGTCACAAGGGATTCAATAGCTTCTTCTTTGCTTGCAAAGCTTCCTGCTAATCCACCTCCTTTCTCACGTTTTTTCCAAGCTACAAACTCTTCAGTAAATCGTACGTTCATCACGTAGACTTCCTGACCGTAGTTTTCCCTTGTTATAGTGTTAATGAAATCACCGGGCTTGGCGCCTGTAATACATTCACTATGGTTTTCATCAACTTCATTGCTAAGCTGCTGAAGTTGTTTCACCCTAGGGGTTTGTAGATGGGCTGCGGTAATGTTTTCATTACCCAGTCCGCTCCCTTTTGTTGCGTGCGCAGGGACTTTATCGCTTACTAATGCTATATCACTCATGGTTATTACTCCGTTTTTCGTTGATATTATTATTTCGACCTGAAGTTCATTCGGGTCAGTTCAGTTGCTTCTACGCCTGGAACATCCTGTCCCATTTGTATTAGCTCCCTAAAGGCCACTGCCGACATGCGTTTT